GGATCGTACAGTATCGATGACCACTTGTGGACTTATCATGGCTCATCGTCAAGGTATGCCCTTACAAGAACGTCATATTGAATTCATTGATGCAAACATTCTCGAAAGTATTAACAGCAAGTCAGCAGAAGAAATTGTTGTTGAAGTTGTTGAAGAAAAACCCAAAGCCTATGTACCAACTATTCAGGACAGACTAAATGAAAAAACCTCAGAAACAATCGGCGAACTTGAAGGCCACTACGATGCATTCATTTGTGATCCTAAGTACCAGTTTAAGCCTTATGATTTTCTTGTGGCTAACAATGTTCCACAGAGTCAGTTAAGTAAGTACGAAGCAGTATATCAAGTTCGATTTGATGAACTTAAATTGGCTTTTGAAAAAGTCGACGAGCAAATTACAGAAGGCTACAGTCATTATAAGGCCGCAGACTTTAAACGTATCATGGCATTCATTGATCAGATCTTAAATGATATCATTCAATATCGTGGCGTCAAGAAAGCTACTAAAAAGATTCGTGCCCCAAAATCCGTAAGCAAAGAAAAAGTAGTAGCTAAACTCAAATATGCCAAAGAAGATAAAGTTTTACGCTTGGTTAGCGTTAATCCTGCAGATATTATTGGTGCACAAGAACTATGGGTCTATAACACTAAAACACGTAAGTTAGGCAAGTATGTAGCTGACAGTCTAAAAGGACCCTTAAACGTCAAAGGAACTGGCATTATCGGCTTCGATGAACATAAAAGTGTAACAAAAACCTTGCGTAAACCAGAGGAAAAGCTCAAAGAGTTTGCTCGTGCTACTAAGATAGAACTGCGTAAGTTTATAGAAAATATCAAAGCAACTGAAACAAAACTCAATGGTCGTATTAGTGCTGATGTGATTCTACTAAAGGTACAATAAACCCAAACTCCGTTACAGAGTAATAAATACTTGATAACGGAGTAATATATGGTAACACCTTATACAGGCCCGATCATTGAAGATCCTGGGTTTGACGCAAATCTTAACATAGGCACAGAAAGCCTTTTTAATGCCAACACTGGTTCTGGTGCTGGCCATATCGAATTTACTGGCGACTCTCGAGTAGGCTTCCCCGGTGTCCAAGACCCAAACTGGACATTTGGTAATACCAACGATAGTCTACGTGCTGCTATCACCGACTATATTCGTTTACGATTAGCTGACGGCATTGTGGACGTTGAACTAGATAAAGAACACTACGAAATGGGAGTTACACAGGCTCTGATCAAATATCGTCAACGTGCTCAAAACTCCACAGAAGAAAGCTATGCAAGCATGGTATTACTTCCTGAAACCCAGGAGTATATACTACCCAAAGAAGTAATGAGCGTTCGACAAATTTTCCGTCGTGGTATTGGTTCAACTACAGGTACTAGTGCTAGTCAATTTGAGCCATTTTCATCAGGATACTTAAACACGTATATGTTGGTAGCTGGACGTGTTGGTGGCCTAACAAACTATGAATTGTTTGTTGACTATCAAAAACTAGCTATGAAAATGTTTGGTGGCTTTATGAACTTTACATTTAACCCAGTAACAAAAAAACTAACACTAGTTCGTAAGATGCCATGGCAAGGTGCTAACCCCGATTTAACACAGCAAGAAACTGTTATACTTTGGATGTTTAATCAAAAGCCAGATTCTATAATCCTTAACGATACCTATGCATTTCCCTGGATTCAAGATTATGCCTACAGTTTTTGCAAACGTATCCTAGGTGAAGCACGCGAAAAGTTTAGCCAAATTGCGGGACCACAGGGTGGTACTAGTCTGAATGGAGCCCAACTAAAAGCTGAAGCACAAGCTGAAATGGAAAAATTAGAGGACGATCTAAAACAGTATGTTGACGGATCGCAACCACTGACTTGGTTAATGGGATAGTTGACAAACTACTTAAATTATGTAAAAATAGCCCTTATTACAAAGGGCTTTTTTATGATCATTGGTGTATGCGGATTTATTGGTTCAGGTAAAGATACTATTGCCGACTACTTAGTTGGTTTTCACGGCTACAGACGCGATAGTTTTGCTGGTACACTTAAAGATGCTGTGGCCGCAGTATTTGGTTGGGATCGTGAACTCTTAGAAGGTCGTACTCCTGAAGCACGTGCTTGGCGTGAACAAGTGGATCCATGGTGGGCCAATAGACTTAACATGCCCAATTTAACTCCCCGCTGGGTACTACAGTACTGGGGCACTGAAGTTTGCCGTAAAGCCTTCCACGACGACATTTGGATCGCGGCCCTGGAAGCACGACTAAGTCGTCGTAGTGATAATACTGTCATCAGTGATGTCCGTTTCCCTAACGAAATACAAAGTATTCGTAATGCTGGCGGTAAAATTGTTTGGGTTCGACGCGGCGAATTACCTAGCTGGTATGGTGTAGCACTGGCCGCAAATAACAATCCGCCACAGCCCAATGCATCTAGCGAAATTCTTAGAGAGCTTGGAGTGCATATCAGCGAAACTGCGTGGGTAGGTACAAAATTTGATTATGAAATTGACAACAACGGTACTATCGAAGAACTCTACGCTAATATTAAAAGTCTGGTACAATAGGAGCCGGTTTCCAACTAACTCGACTTACAGCAAGTTCAATTCTACAATTAGCACAGATTGTTTTTAAATTGTGCCAATTGTTGTTTTTAAGATTCCCGTCCACATGATATACAAATAATTGTTTGGTGGGAATTTTTGCTTTAAAGTTACATACTTCACAACGCTCGGCTTTTTTGTATCCCGACTTAGCCCATGCAGGAGCCTGCGGCTTTAATTTTTTTCCTTTTCTAATGCAGGCAGCACACTTTGTTCTATAGTGTAACATACCGCCACGTTTATAATTAATAGCAACGTAGTTTTCAGAGCATACAGGACATATTGGTCGTATCATATGCTGTATTTATGATGCAAAAATCAATTAAACCTTTGCAAAGGCTCCTGTAACCTACCATATTTTATACCTTTCTTATAAATAACTATAACATGTAATATAAAGGATATAAACCATGGCACTAGTATCTCCAGGCGTATCGATCACAATTAATGATCAAAGCCAATATGTAAACAGTAACGTAGGTTCTGTACCATTAGTAGTGTTAGCAACAGCGTCGAACAAAACTAATCCTTCAGGTTCACCTGCTACTGGAACACTACCAGCAAATGCTGGCAAACTATTATCATTCACAAGCCAACGTGATTTGATTACCCAATTGGGCACACCAACGTTCCAATTGAGCTCTGCAGGAACACCAGTTAATGGTAGTGAAATCAATGAATACGGTTTGATGGCAGCTTATAGTGCTTTAGGACTGAGCAATCAGTTGTTTGCTATCCGTGCTGATATCGACCTAAACCAACTAGTTGGTACAAGTGTACGTCCAATCGATCCTCCTGCAAATGGCACATATTGGTTAGACGTTTCTAATACACAATGGGGTATCTATCAGTGGAACGAAGCCACAGGTGCATTTACAAATCTTGCTCCATTGAATATTACTGACCCAGCACAAGTACAGTATGTAACAGTTAATACAACCAACAATGTTCCAACCCCACTTAACTCTGTTGGACAAATTGGTCAATACGCAATCGTTTGCGTTAATCCAGATGGCACTACCCCTTCAGCATTACGATTATTTTACAAAGCAGGTATTAATTCTGTTAGTACTTCAGGTGGTGTAACAACTGGCGGTTTAAATAATCAATGGGTAGAAGTTGGTAGTCCAGACTGGCAGACTTCAAGTCCAGCAAGAACTGGCACAGTACTAAATCCTACTATCCCTGCTAACAGCACATTTAGTATCAACGGTAATACAGTTACAACTGGATCAACAACAACCGTAGCGGCACTTGCTGCTTCTATTAATACTGCTGCTATCCCAGGAGTATTTGCTGCAGCACCTAACGGTTATCTACAGATTTTCCTTACAAGTGCCGCTGATGGACACGGTAATGCATTATTCCTTGATGGAACAAATACACCGTTAGCACTATGCGGATATCCAACTGGATATACCAATTCACTATCGTTTTTCTATGGTCCTTATACTGCACAACCAAGTTGGATGACAACAGACACACAACCACGCCCAACTGGATCAGTGTGGTGGAAAACCAGTATTACTGGTAACGGATTAAATCCAGCATTTTTCCAATATAATTCTGCGTCAGGTCAATGGGTAGCAGAAAGTGCCCCACCATTTCCAACGTTTAGTTCAGCAATATACGCATTTGATCCAACTGGCGGCGGCTCCGGACTCACTGTTGGTCAATTGGTAACATCTTACTATCAAGCTGACACAACCTATAACATGTTGCGTTTTGACGTAGTAGCATCAAATCAACCAACTAATGCTACAGGTGGAACACCATCATCGAGTATTAGCGGTAGTTTTACTATAAATGCATCACAGCCAGGAACTTCAACTCTTGCATCTGCTACAGTTACAGTATCCGCTGTATCACCTGCTGGTTTTGTCAGTGCTATTTTAGCAGCTAACGTTCCGTATGTTACTGCACAGCTAAACGACAATGGAACTATTTCAATTGGTCACACCTTAGGTGGACAAATTAATATTGATATTGTATCTGGTACACCACTAGCATCTGCAGGCTTTTCTGGCAGTTCGGGATCTGGTTGGATTTACAATTCAGTAACTAATCAAGTTACTATCAGTAATTTTAAAAATATTACAAAGAACATTTATTATCAATCCTCAGCACCATACGTTAAACCAGCTACCGGTACAATTTGGTACTATAGCAATCCAGCAGACATTGATATTATGATCAATAACAGCGGCTGGAAAGGTTATCGCAATGTAACTTCAGATCAACGTGGTTACGATCTAGCTAATACAGATCCAAATGGTGTTATTGTTACTCCAACAACACCTCCAACAAGTCAAAGTACTGGTTCTGCACTAGTAGCTGGCGACTTGTGGTTAGACTCCGGTGATCTAGTTAACTATCCAAGTCTATATCGTTACAACGGTACAACTTGGGTATCAATCAATACTACAGATCACACAACATCAAACGGTATTGTATTTGCTGATGCACGTTGGGATACCAGCGGCACAACAGATCCTATCAGTGGAGTTTTCCCACCAATCTCAGCACTACTGACCAGCAACTATATTGATTTAGATGCTCCAGATTGGCGCTTATACCCACGCGGTACTCTGTTGTTTAACACACGTCGTAGTGGTTACAATGTTAAGAAATATGTACAAAACTATTTCAATAACACAAGTTTCCCACCAGCAAACCCAAGTAACAATCCAGAAAACTTACCAACTTCAACACCTACCATTACAGATGCATGGGTGTCTGACAGTGGATTAAATGAAAATGGTGTTATGTATGCTGGTAGTGCAGCTCAACGTGCTTTAGTTGTTGCAGCGATGCAATCAGCTGTTGACAGTAACTTAGATGTGTTAAGCCCAACATACAAATTTAATTTAATTTGTGCTCCTAACTATCCAGAGTTGATTCCTAACATGTTAACTCTAAATGACAACCGCGGTGATACTGCGTTTATTATTGGTGATACACCAATGACATTAGGACCAAACACAGTTGATATTACTAACTGGGTAAACAATACCACAGGTACTGGATTACCAAGCGATGCAAGCTCAAGTCCATACTTGGCCTTGTATTATCCAGCTGGCTTAACTAACGATCTATCTGGAAACCAAATTGTTGTTCCAGCTAGCCATGCAGTATTGCGTACATACTTGTACAACGATCAAGTTAGTTATCCATGGTTTGCACCTGCTGGTGTTAACCGCGGCTTAGTAAGTAATCTAAGTGACATTGGATATCTCAATGCGTCAACAGGTGCGTTTGTACACAACAGCATAAGCCAAGGTCTACGTGATGCACTATTTAACTTGTCAATTAACCCAATTACACAGTTACCCGGTGCCGGCCTAGTAGTATTTGGTCAGTTGACTCGTAGCTTAGATACAACAGCACAGAATCGTGTTAACGTTGTTCGTTTAGAGAACTATTTACGTTCAATCTTTACTAGCGTTAGTAACGGTTACTTGTTTGAACCTAATGATGCAATTACACGTAAGTCAATTGCAACATCGATCGAAAATGCTCTTAATAACGTGTTAGCACACCGTGGTTTATATGACTTTTTAGTAATTTGCGATACTAGCAACAATACACCAGCTACTATTGCTAATAATCAGTTGTATGTTGACGTTGCTATTGAACCAATGAAAGATGTTGAATTCATCTACATTCCAATCGCAATTTATAATCCTGGCACAATTAAGTCGTTAAACACTCAGTCCAGTTAATGAATAAATAAGAGTATAGGAGAATAAAATGCCAGTAGCAAGTTTAAGTAATTTTACAGTACCGTTGAATAGCAGTCAGAGTGCAACCACTCAGGGCTTGCTAATGCCAAAACTAAAGTATCGCTTTCGCGCTACATTTATTAACTTTGGTGTAAACAACGCAACAACAGAACTAACCAAACAAGTAGTAGATATCAAACGTCCAAACGTAAACTTTAACCCAATTACACTTGACGTTTATAACTCAAAAATCTACTTGCAAGGTAAGCCAGAATGGCAAGAAACAACAATCAATCTACGTGATGATGCTACTGGTGCAGTTACTACTCTAATCGGTCAACAGGTTCAGAAACAGTATGACTTCTTAGAACAAGCAAGTGCCCCAAGCGGTATTGACTACAAATTCCAATTGTTATTTGAAATGCTTGATGGCGGTAACGGTGCTACAACTGTTAACGTTCTTGAAGCATGGGAATTAGACGGTTGCTTCTTAAGTTCAGTTGACTGGGGCGATATGGCCTACAGTAGCAACGATCAAGTTCAAATTGCAATTAATATCAAATTTGACAACGCAATTCAAACAGTTGGCGGCGGCGTTGGTACTACCGTAACACCAACAATACTAGGAACAACAGCGACAGGCTAATTAAGTTTGTAACTAGATGATGCAACTTAACCCGGACTTAAAACTCCGGGTTTTTTATTAGATAAATACTAGTAACAAGGAATAATTATGGCAGTTAATACTAGTCAAACGGTCTTACGTAGTTACCAGCATGCAAGTAGAATTTTTGTTGATGCTAACTATCGTCTAAGCCCTAAGTACGGATTCCTATTTTATGTTGAATTTGATTTCAATCCATTAATCAGCAACGTCAGTAATACATCAGCACAAGAAATGGGTATGATTGTCAAGAGTGTGGGCTTACCTAAGTTTACTATTGATACTAAAGTACACAATGCCTACAATCGTAAAAATATTGTACAGAATAGAATACAGTATGATCCAATTAACATTGTATTCCATGATGACCAAGCCGATAATGTAAGAGAATTTTGGTACGACTACTACAGTTTCTTTTACCGTGACAGTGACTATGCCGATGCAACATATAACATAATTAACAAATATCAAGAACGTCCAAGTTTTGAGTGGGGATATAGTCCACGCCCAGTTCAAAGTTACAATAGTGCCAACGCATATCAAGATTATCAATACATTCAGGCTATTAGAATCTACAGTTTGTATCAAGGAAGATTTGATGAGTATGAGCTAATTAATCCTCTTATTACAGCATTTAAACATGGCGAACATGTTAATGGTGAAAATCAAGCTCTACTTGAACATCAAATGTCAATTACTTTTGAAACAGTAAAATATCAAACTGGGTATACTACAGAAAATACTGTAGGTGGATATATCGATTTGCACTATGACACTACACCAACACCCAATCAATATCCCTCGGGCAATACACCAAACTACAAAACAGCATCTAACAATATTACTGACTTAGCTAATTTTAATTTATCAACCTCAGGTGGTGCAGTAGTACCAACTCCCAACACAGGTGCGTTAAGTGCGGCATTTGCCTTTGGTACTCTGAGTGGAGTGATAACAGGCTTATCAAGTGCTGCTGGTAGTAACAATGGTGGATTTGCCCTACCAAGTCTTGGTAGCTTAACATCAGGAATCAGCAATAGTAATATTGTTGGTCAACAATTACAAGCAGCAGCAAACAGCCTAGCAGGTACAGCCGCTAACACATTAGCTGGTGGAGTACTCAAAGGTGTGGCTACTGGCCTGGGGTCAACTGGTACAAGTATTGTTACACTAGCGGCAGCAGCGATTGCTAATCCAAGTGCGGCTCTTACTACTGTTGAGAACATGGCAATTAAATTTGCCACAGGTGCGGTCACTCAAGGCATTAACAGTTTGGCAAGTCAAGCTGGACAACAAATTGCAACAGGTATCTCTGGTGCATTGTCTCCAGTATCCACTGGTATTAGCAATGCGTTTGGCGATTTACAAAACTACTTATCAGGACAGGTAACTGGACTACAGACATCATTGACATTTGGATCAAGTGGTACTGGACTCTTCAGCGGCGTTACAAACGGTGAAGTAATAGGAGGTCCTATTATACAGTCTCCAGATTTTGGTTCAGTGTCCGATATATCAACAGCAGACTAACCAATGACTAATCAAATTACCGCCGCAACCAATTTACAGGCACCTAATTTATCCCTAGGTGTAAATGCCACAACACCCGGTGGGACTAGTAATGCTCAACAGTACTTCAATAATTTCTTTGCGGGCAATTTTGATATTGGTGTTGCTAACGATGCTATAGTTGCATTTTTTGAACAGTACACAGGTAGTGCGTCTGCAGGAAAACAGTTGGCTGGAACTATAATTTATACGGCCCTGGCACAGAATCTTGATCCTATGTCCTTGTTGACGGAATTTAAACAATTAACACCCGGGCAACTCAACACATACCTGGCAGCATTTTTAAATTATAATCGAGTGCCAACTAGTCAACTTGGTATTAAAACATCAACTACTACTAGTCCGCTGATCACACGCACAATTCTTCCGTAATGTCTAAATACGCACAAGGCAAATATCAATTAAAGAATCCACAAAAGTATGTGGGCAACAAATCTCCTACATATAGATCTGGTTGGGAACATACGTTCATGACCATGTGCGATAATAATCCTAACATACTACAATGGGCCAGTGAAGCAGTACACATTAACTATCGTAATCCTTTAACTGGCAAAAATACAATATACGTCCCCGACTTTTTAATTACCTATGTTGATGCTAATCAACGTCAGCATGCAGAAGTGATTGAAGTAAAACCTCTTAAAGAAACCAGTTTACAAGAAGCTGGTAAAAGTCCCCGAGCACAAGCAGCAGCCATACTCAATATGGCCAAATGGGAAGCCGCACGCCAATGGTGTCGAGCTCATAATTTAACTTTTCGAGTCATTACCGAAAATGATATTTTCCATCAAGGTAAAGCCAAATAAATATTGGTATGACAAAAAAATTAGAAGAGTTATTTAACTTACCTCCAACCACAGATTTAGACACACCCACCGCTGAAGAAGCTAAAAACTTTGTTGATGAAAATAAAGATTTAATTAACGAAGTAAATCTTGCTATTGATAAAATTGATATAGCACTACCCACTGTTAGGGATTTAGACACAGCGGATTCAGAGCTTGACGAACTAGCAAATTTAGCCAAAGATAAAGCTGAAGATTTAATTGATCTAGGTATGAATGTGGAACCACGTTTTTCGGGTGTTATTCTGCAGACAGCAGGCACATTACTAGGGCATGCTATTACTGCTAAAACTGCTAAACTAGACAAAAAGTTGCGTATGATTAATCTGCAACTGCAAAAAGCCAAGTTGGATCATCAAATAGCCAAAGATAAAAAATCCCCTGCTGAAGAAGCAGTTGAGGGTGAGGGAATCGTGCTTGATCGTAACGAATTACTCAAGCAGATTCTGAATAAAAAATAAATTGCCAAAAAGGCTAAATATAACATAATAGGAATTAAAAATGAAACCATTCCAAAGTTACATATTTGAATTAAGTAAGCCTTGCGAATTTCGCATTAAAATGGCTACCATTGATCCAAAAACAGTAATGGAACAAATTAAAAGTGCTCTTGACACTTGGCAATTAGAAAGCGTTAGTGCAGTTAAGAGTTTACCAATACAAGAGCACCGTGAGTTTCCAAACTGGGGTCCTTGCGAGTGCTGGACATTTGACATTAAAGTTGCTTACCCAACTAACACAGTTCAAATTCGTCAAACATTAAAAGAACGTGCTCAACTAAATCCAGACTGGATTTGTGTACGTAATTT